GTGAAACTAACTGTTGATCCTAAACAGGAAGTCTCCATCGACCCTAGAATTATAGGCTTGGGTGCGAAAGATGACATGGATATTGTTAATATTGCTTCGGTCAGGTCACTAGTCGCTAATTTCAACTGGGATTACACTCAGATATACGGCACATTGTTGTATACGACCCTGGTGGATCCTGGCATATGTTACCGAGTGTCAGATGCCAATAAGTTCCTTTATGTCCCTGCATGCTGCGGTGCCACTCTACCGTTCCATTATTGGTCCGGCTCCCTCGAGTTTACTTTTGAGATAGTGGCAACAGCGTATCATAGAGGCCGATTGGCCTTTGTATATGATCCACACAGGACTCCTTTGATATATGAGACCAACGTGGCTTATCACAATATAGTAGATATTAGCGAATGTAGGAAGGTGACCATTCGCATTGGCCAATCCCAAATCGAGTCTGTGCGCAACCATTTTCAACCCCTCACATCTGGAGAATTCTTTTCAGCTTCCGACAGAGGTGGTCATGGTACAGTGGCCATCACACCTACTCAAATTTTGAACGCGGGTAATATAGGTAATGGAGTCCTATCCGTGTTCGTCGTCAATGACTTGACGGCACCAAATACCACCACTAATGGCATTAAGGTGCTTATGTATGTTAATGCATGCGAAGATTTTCGCGTGTATGCCCCCAATAGTGAGTTGTACGATTATAGCTACGTTTATCCCCAATCCGGTGTTGAGCCGATAAAGGAAATCACTACAAATACGGAATGTCCTCCGTATCGTATTGATATTCGATCTTCGGATCCTGGATTGGCTAAGATATACTGTGGCGAGAATATACTCTCTATTCGCACCATACTTAAAAGATATGTGCATTATCTCACGCACCATGTTACTAACACTGCCGTTACCAATTTAACCAATTTTGAACATGCCATCTACCCCCTTATGTATTTGAATGCAGTGGACACTATACATTCCACTGCTGTCCCAGGCCCCATTAACTATGTGGGCCACTCATACATTTCTTATTTCCGCGCCGCTTTCACCGCTATTCGTGGTGGAACTAGGTGGAAAGTTATACCTACCAAGCCGTTCGGGCCAGGTAAACTCAGCGCCACTTTGCATGCAGATGCTATCACAGGTTTACCTGCTGAAATCGTTATAAATGCCGGCGCAAATACAAAACCTAGAGGCCATCTCGTCGCCAATAGGACAACACATCAAGGCGAGACCATGACATTGAACCCCAGTAACCCTGGTTTGGAATTCGAAGTTCCCTTCTATTCCAATAAGAGATTCATACCTGCTGCCAGTTCTCTGGAAACTAAATTTGCAATTAACGCAACCGGTTTCAGAGTGCTAGCAGATATCAATGCCATCGGAGACACGTGCTCGCTATATGTAGCTTCTGCTGAAGATTTTGGACTTTATCATTTTCACGGATTCCCTACTATGGTTTGTAATTCGTCAGTAATACCAATTGCCTGAGGAGTACCCAGATGCCTAATCAACATCTTCGTTCAAAG